CCGTCTTCTTCAAGATGTTCCTCTTGAACGATATGAGCGTTTTCAGAAATGAAAACCAGCCCATCGGTGTTGATACCGTTATCATTGAGCATTCTGATTTCTTTAAAAAAGTTCTCCACATTTACAACACAGCCAGGCCCCACAATAGATTTAATATTGTAAAATACTCCCGCTGGGATCAAATGAGTAACAAACTTTTTACCTTCATGAAAAATAGTATCTCTTAGTTCTTCTGTTGGATTACTTGCTCCATAATGAGCAAATGGGTTAACAGTAACTTGTCCCGCATCAGAATATTCAGTGTATTCTTTTGGTAAATAATATCCAAAAGGTGCATCTTCACCTTCTTTAGCTATAACTTGTCCAGTAGGTCCCTCTGCTGTCTCTATTCTTAAAGGCATTCCTTTATCTTCCAAATATGCTTGTGTAGATAAAATACCAGAGTAGTCTGGTTCATATGGAAAAAATTGACTAGAAGGATTATATGGATTTAATTCTGTATTATAAATTGTAGATGGTTCATTAGGATCAACATCAAATTCAAGTTCCTCTGGTCTATCATAAGTAATACCTTCTTTTGGAGGAGCATAATTTAATATTGGAGCTGCTGCTGGATCTCTTGGTGGAACATATGGAGCATCACTATATGTGCCAACTCCTTGTGGCAATGTCACTATACCAACATTTGTATAAGGAGCTTGACCTATTATTGTACTAGGATTAAAACCAAAAGTTGTTTGAGAAGGCGCTGTATCTGCTGCTGTTCCATCCTTAAAATGTAATGCTCCTCCGTGTGACATTATGCCCTCTTCTTCTTTTTCTTCGCAAAGGTTGCGACGTTCTTTGGTTTAGGTCCCGTGTTCCCTGCCGCACGCTTACGTGCTACAGCAGAACGTTTTTGGCCCTTGGACATGGATCTAGCTTTTGCTAAAGGTACACATTTAGGATAGCCTTTACGCTTCTCCCCTTTGCTTCGACCACAAGGTTTGTAACCACCTTTGCCATCGGGTGCACCAATGTCTACCCATTTTTCTTTTACCCAAGCTCTTAGACCTTTTTTTGCCATTAGTATTTTTTTGTCTTCTTGCGTTTCTTTTGCATAACAGCACCACAGCCTTTTGCAATGCCACCTTGAGCGTAACTAGAAACTCTTTTTCTGTCTTGTGATATTTTGTTGAAGTCTAAAACTTCTCCACCACCAGCCATCTTTTTCTTTTTCTTTTTACCACCCGGTGTTACTTTACCAGAGCAAACAGCAGAAGCGTACATGTTTGCGTAAGCTGACGGATAAACATCAAACTTTCGTTTAGCTGCCGCTTTACCTCTTGCACAAAGTTTACCCATTACTTTTTCTTCTTCTTTTTCATTTTAGCGGCAGTAATAATATCACCTCTAGTTATTTTTTTAGGATCGCCATACATAGCAGCAAGCTTTTTCTTTTTCATTTTCTTCTTTGGTGTGCCACCTTTTTTGTACATCATGCCACCACCCATTGCTTTTATAACTGGTTTGTCATCGCCTTTTCTTTTCATTTTCATAGTTGTCTCCTTTACGTACTAGACATTTCTAGTACACTAATGATTATACTCAAGTCATTGCCATTTTGAGCTTGAGCTTTTATTATCTCTGATTCTTTTGCAACAAGTGGAGCGGGTGCTGACACTGCGCTATCAGATGTATCTTGCGCCATGTTACCGGTTGCAAGAAGTTCTTGTGATCGTTTAGCTTGAATTGTTCTATCCATCTCTAAACTATAACTAACACTGTTTGAATCTACAAGGTATAGCGATACATTACAATCGTTTTCAACATCATCGTTTGATACACGAATAGATTTAACAATTGCTGTCGTCTCTGCTGGTACTGTATATACAGTAGTCAGCTCATTAGTAGATAGCTTTGCTTTATAGTTTGTATAGACGTTAGCCATTTACGATAAAAACCAACTTACCCTTTCATCCTCTTGTTTAAGAGTTTCTGGTACGTATGTGTTATTTAAGACAAATATCATTTGCTCCAATGTTTGAACCATTTGTGACATTTGATGTTTGTCGTATTCTTCTGTTGCGTCTGGTAGACGCGGAGTTACAATTTTTGACATTACATTCTCCCTATCATATCGTTAATTGACACAATTCCACCTTGTGCTCTAAATCTTAAATTAGGTCCTCGTGGTCTAGATGATGGTGAATTTCTTGGTCTACTAGTTTGATTTCTTTCATTTTGTGCTGCTTGTGTTACTTCAAATGGATTTACTGTACCACCTGTGTCTTTTGCTTCTTGCACTATTTGTTGCGCTGTCATTGTTGGTTCTTGATAGTTGCCTCTGTTTTCATTTCTAGCGGCTTCTTGTTGATTTGATATTTGTTCAAGTGTTTGCCCTAAAGCTTGATTACCTTGAGATTGTATTATAGGGTTAAAACTACGATCAAATGTTGCTCCATACTCTATTGGATTAAACAAAATTTTTTCAACCATAGAAGGAGCACCCCTAGTGTAATCAAATGTTCCACCGGTAAATTTATATCCATAAGGTGTTCTAGTTAAATTTCCTCCTCCAAAAAGATTACCCGCTTGATATACAGGATTATTTTGTTGTATTGCATTTCTTCTAATTGATTCTAAACTTCCGGGATCTAAAAAAGGATATTTACCAGATTCACCAGTTTCAAAAATATCATACCCTGTGGGTATGCTGTCCCCAACATTAAAATTATCTTCTTCACCATAATTTTCTTGTAAAGTTTCTCCTAAATAATTAAGAAGATCAGGAGCATTTTCTTGTAAAAATTCATTTCCTCTATAGTCTTCAGATCTATCTCCTAAAAAATAATCTCTCATTGCTATGCCTTGAGGAGTATCACTTGTAGCAAGATTAAATATATTTTTACCACCCTCATATATATTATTAAACAAACTTCCTATTCCGTCTTTTATTGCCATTACCCGCCTCTCATTCCGTCTGGTTTCATATCCAGTCTAAGAGTACCATATCGCCATTTATCGTCAATACCATCGCTTGATATTCGAACTGCAATTTGCCTGCCACGTATTCGTGTATCTTGTTTATTTGTGCTTGTTGTTAATTCAAAAGGACCATGTATTTTTTGTGTAGCCGTTGGAAATGGTCTTGTCTTCATTGTCATATCCACTGTACCTGCTTGATCTTTAAAGTCTGGTATAAATCTTGCAATAGACATAAACTGATCGCCGTCTGCAATATCTATGTCACCCGATTCAATGTGATTTGCCATAGCCGCACCATCATCATTAACACCCGTCTCATGTAAGTATACAAAAGTTCTACCTGCTTTGAGTCCATTGATTGTAGAAATACTAGCTGTTGTATTTGTAGAATCAAACTCAGCAGCATAAGGCACAGGATAAACACCACTGTCTGCCCAAGCACTTCTTGCTAATGTGCCAATGTACCATAAGTTTTCTGCGTAGTTAAACATAACAACTTTATCTATTTGATCAGATCCACTTGATGGATAGAACCACATGACTTCATTAAAGTCTGAATTTGCTGCACAAAACACATCTTGTTTTGCATTAGCATTGATATTATCAAAGACATGATCTTGTACAGTGCAAGGTATCTTTTTCACCGAACCATCAAACATAAAGAACGACTCGTCACTCATCCAGAATGATGTACCACTTACATCAACTGCCGCGTGTATACCTACAGCGCCACAGTTAGAACCTATTTGTTTAAATCCAAAAGTAAAAGGTGCACCAATAAACTGCATTGAATACAAAGCAGAATCTGTCCATACCATCACAGCACCTCTTGATCGCACTGCTGTTTGTATTTGGTTTCCGTCTGTTAGTCTGTGTGAACCTGCTGTGTTTGTTGCAGTTGGTGTCCAGTCACTAGTTGATTCTTGTGAAGACCAACGTATAAACATATTATCTTGTGTGTTTGTTGATCCTATTGTTGTTTCTGTACCAAGACAAATAATATGTCTATCATCACCCGATACCAACATAAACCGTGATTTGGTAGGCGCTCCAGATACTTCTGTTGTTGAAGCTAAATTACTTGATAGTCCTGCTGACGTGTTCCAATAAAATAAACCACCATCAAACTGTAAAGCTAATACATCTTCACCCCAGTTATCTAGTGCCCATTTTGATGATTGTAACAAAACACCGTCTGCCCCTGTCAAACCTTCTCTTGATGTATTCCATGTACTTGAACTCCACGTACCAGCACCCCAACCATAACCAAAAA